TTCTCTTTTTAAAATCTTCCTTTTTTGCTATGTCTCTTGCTTTTTTTTCTATATCTGATATTACTTTAATTCCCATGTTATTCTCCTTTTCTATGTATATTAGTTTTTAAATCAATAAAATTTTTTACTTTATCATCCATTATATTTTATTACTCATAGTTAATCTGCTCCTTTAATAACGGTATCTGGTCCACCACCTGGATTAGCTGGTGTTTGCATATCATCTCTTCTAGTTCTTCTAGCTTGATTACGAAGAACATCTACTGAATCTCTATATTGTTGTTCAAATGTAGGTATTGTAGTCCAATTTTTTGTATATACAGCAGCTTCTACCATACACGCATTAAATAATGCATTATAACAATACTCACTAAAATAGTTAGAAGTAGTTGCACTAGTTCCTGTAGCACTGGCTAAACCTAAAGGTCTGCGTGTATATTGTATCTCTCCAGTTAATGTAGATGCTGGTGTAGGTACAATATAAATAGCTGTATTATTTTTTCGTGAGTAATACCTTGGTGTACCTGTAGATGCACTTGCATAAGGAAAGTAATCTATAGCATACTCATAAGGTCTTTGTAGAAGAGTAGTAATATTTGAAGAGGTACTTGTTTTATAGTTTACATTTCTAACAACTAATGTATCAGCAGGTAAACTAACAACAGGATCAGAAGCTGTAAAAGTAAAAGATGTATAGTTATCTAACCCTGCATCATCTAATTCTTTTACTAAACGACCTTCAGCTTTTTCAACAAAATATGGAATTTGATCTTCAAATTCTGTTGAATCGTTTTCTGTTGTATTAATTAAATCTGTTTTGAGATAAGAGTAAGAAGGCATATTCTTATCCTACAAATAACGTAACGCCACCATTAGCACCAGTTATAGAACAACATACTGTACCATCAAAACGTACACCTAGTTCTCCTATATAAATATCTGCCATACCTGTTTGAGCAATTTGAAATTTTATTTTATCTCCTGTGCTATCTGAAAGAGCACATGTTCCAACTACAGTAGAATATGCATGAATAGCCATAACTCTAGTCATACCTTGTGTTGTTACAATAACACCTGTTCCTGCTAAAAACTTTGATGTAATATTTGTTGCCATATTTTTTTTCCTCTTAAAAATTAATAGGGAGATAGATATCTCTTACCTCCCTATAATTATTGCGATTAGGTTCCAGCGTTTCCGTACCAGCCACGCCAATCTGAAACACCGAAAGAATATCTTTCTCGTGCTTTAAATCGGATATTGCCAGTATCAAAATCTGGTTCCATTTTAGTTTGTAACGGTGTTCTAACAAACATTTTGGTTCCGTTTGGAACATCAGTTTTTACAAACCATGCATCGGTATCTGTGAATCTTCTATTTACATAGAATCCATCAGGTACCATTCCCATATGTCTTGTTGGGTTAATGTCGTTATCAGCACTAGTTGCTTTACCAGGTGTGTTCAATACAACATCAGCCAAGTTCCAAGAATCAACAGGAACGTGTAATGACATAGCTGAAGCTCCTACTAAAATACCTCGATCATCTTTAGTTTTTTGAATTTGCGTTAAAGTTGTTTCGAGAGTACTTTGTGAAAGATCAGCAGCAGTACCATCATTTGCATAGTTACTTTGTGTTCCACCTATAACAATTGGATGGGCTGTATTAATAAAAGATACGCCATCTCCTTGTGCAGTTGCAAAAGCATCATTAAATAATGTAGCAGCTTTTACTTGTTTAGTATTAGCCATTGCTCTAGCTAGTCCTTTAGCACGAAGTTTAGCAAAAGTATCATAAAGATTATCTTCCATTGCTTCTTCGGTTACTGCAAAAGCGAGTGCAATTGTTTCATTAGTATAACGAGCTGTGTAACTTTCACTAGCATTGTCATAAGTTACTGCAGCACCTTCTAATTTAGTTGGTGCTGTACCAAAACCTGTGAAAAGGACTTCCTCTTCAAAGGCTCTATCGGAGTTCTCTACTTCATAGAGAGCTTCGTGTTCATTATTAACTTCTCCATACTCCAATCCAAAGACTGCATTTAATCCTGGAAGGAGTTCTTTACTTATCGCAGCTCTATTTATAGCCATAATTTATTCTCCTTTAGATTAAACTGAAGTTGAAACTTGAGCTTTCACAAAATTACTTCTGTGTCCACTAAGCCAAACTTCTACAATTGGATTTACATCAAGAGCACTAACATTACCAGCAGCAGAATCACCATCATATGGTTTTCTACTAACAATTCTGGCATGGGCACCTATTTCAGCATCTTGTCCTACTGGTGTAGCTACTAAACGATATTTAGATTGCCCAGTAATTGTTGAACCTGCAGAAGCAGTAGAAACTGTACAAGTATAGTTCTTAACAATTCCTATTTCTCCGTCAGATAAACATGCGTCTGCCATAATATAATATGTTTGTGCAGGGTCTGTAATGACATGAAGTTTAACGTCAGAAGCACATGTACCTTCTTTCCAGTATCTAGAAAATTTTGGTTCCCCATCTTCTACATACTGACATCCTTGAAATATACCTGATGGTTTGAGTGATGTTGCTGCAAGAGGAGTAATCGTTCCTGCAGTATCAACAACAATCATATCACCAGAGAAAATACTTTTAGGCAGCAATGCTGTAAGAGCAACTGCTGAATTAGATACTGGTTGTACTATCTGTCCGTAACCTTCACTATTCGGTTGACCGTCTCTTTTTCGAGCAGGAAGAAATCCAAAATAATTAGCTGCTGTAGCCATAATAATTTCTCCTATTCTGAGAGTTGATAAAAGAGGAACTATTCCTGAAACTTAGGTATTTTTCCTCCTGTGACAGTTGATTTGCTTGTATTACTTATTGGCATAGAGGAATTATTGCTACTCATAAGTTGTGCATCCACAGCTTGCATCATTTCTCTAGACTTATTTAAGTAATAAGCTTTTTTGGCGTTAAGCTTGCCTGTAGGAATTTTTCCTAATGCTATGTCTCCACGACAGACAACTCCAGCATAACGACCTTCTTTCCTCACGACAGAAGATGCTCCCATCTCAGGTACTTCTTCAGGCTTTACAAATTCCCATCCTTGTTGTAGTTTCTTACTGATATTCTTGTAATCTTCATTACCTCTTGTATCAATACGAAGCCATCCTAATGTCATATCAGAATTAGTAAATCTAGATTTTACTTCTTCTGGAATTTGAGTTTCATTAGGTTCTTCAAATGAGTAATCTATTTCTGCTCTGGTATTAGTTTCCCTAGTTTGAGAACTACGTGTATTAGTTCGTGTCATTATTTACCTCCACGTTGCATATTAATTGTTGTATACTCGCCATCTGCTTTTTCTGTTTTAAGCTTTTCGCTTGCATACTGTTCAAGTGGTATATTCCATTTATTAGCTAGTCTAACATCTTCTTGAGATAGTTTTACTTTCTTTGGATTTGGAGAAGAACGTGATCCTCCAGCTACTACTTGAGATGGTGTTGACGATCCATCGTTACGTTCTTTTTGTTCTTTCTTTTCTGTAAATTTATGTGGAAAAGCTGAACGAATACGTTTATCTACTTCTGCATAAAAATCTTCATCAGTTGGATTATATCCTTCTGTTTTTAATTCTGCATCAATAGCAAGTGCAGAAGCAGTCATAATATTATCTTTACCAAACCATTCATTATTTGATTGCCAATCAACAGCTTTTGGATCAGCTTGCACTGGTTGTTGAGGTTGTTGTTGCTGTTGAGGTTGTTGTGGTTGGGGTTCTTCTTTAAATTGTTCTTTTGTAACAGTTAATGTTTTTAAATCTGATTGGGCTTCATTTAAAGATTCTTGAGCTTTTAATAATTTATTTTTATCTTGTGATTCAAAAGCTTCTGTATATGCACCTCTTGCTAAATCAATTTTATCTTTTAATTGTTTTTCAGTAGCATCTAAATTTAATTTACTAACTTTGGTAAATTCATTTTGTTTAGTTTGAAAAGAATTTTTTAAATGTTCATTCTGTTGAATCAATTGAGATATTTGTTCATCTCTTTCTTTTCGTTGTCGAATAAGTTGTTTAATTCTTTTTTCAGCACCTTTCGTTTCAATACCTTCTAACTCTGGTGCTTTTTCAGGTTCAGCTTTAGCTTCTACCTTTTCTTCTACTTCAAAGTCTATTTCTTTTTCTGGAACTTCTACTTCATTCCATTCTTCTTTGTCTGCCATTATTTCCTCCGTTGTATACGAAACAAACGATTTACGTACCTTATTATATTATAACATAAAAATTAACAAAATGCAAGTCTAAAATGAACCTTTTGTTAAATTAAATGTTGGGTCTAAATGTGTTGGATCTTCAACTTTCATAATTACTTGATCATCAAATAATAATAAAAGACGAATACTCTTATAAAATAATTTTTGACCTGCATGTTTTCCATAACATACATAATCATTTACATTACACCATGCACCATCTGGAAATTTATCTTGATCTTTATATGCTAAATTTCCAATTTTTAATACACGACCTACTGTTGTTAGATATGATATATCTTCTTTAACTGCATCAGGTAAAAGTATCCCACCTTTTGTTTCTGTTTTAATACTAATAGGTCTAATTAAAAGATGATAACCAGGTAACTCTGGTAAAATATCTGGATCATTTTTTTCATCATCTGTGATCCATGCATTATTCTTTAATGCTTTTCCTAATTGTACTTGCTGCATTATTCCTCCTCATCAGCATAAGTTCTTTTTTTAATAATTTGTTTTATTGTATGTAGCGACCATCCTATGCTGCTGATGGCTCCTACCATTTGCCTATAATGTGAATAATCTTCGGCTGAACCATTGCCAAGAGAAACTCTTAATTTTTCTATTTCTTCATTATGAGCTTTTACTACTTCTTCTATTATATCCATCATAACTCAGCACAAGCATAGCAATTAATTTCTAAGCCAACTGATATTTCTTTTATAATAGGTTTATTCCACATACTGTAATCCTTTCTTTAAAATTATATTGGGCAGTAAATTAATACCACCCAATATAAGTTATTAATTATTAACTAGCAACAAATGGAGTAGCCAATGTACCATCACCCATAAGAGTTCCATCAACAAACCATGTTGTTGTGTTTACTCCATAAAGTCTAATGATTCCACCAGTTAGCCAACCTTGTTCTACCTCTCCTAAATCAATAATATCATCAGATGCTGTAGGTTGAAAGTTATCTGTTTCTCCAACTTGCCCAGTATCATACATAGTTAAATTTCCTAAGAAACCATCTGTACCATCTGTCGTTGCAGTTTTAATTTGACCTGCTCCTGTAAAAGTAGTTTCTACAAGAAAGGTATAAGTAATACCTGCTGCTGGTGTTGGTAGTGTTACAACAATACCTGCAGCTCTATTGAAACCATAGACTGTTCCAGAATCTGCAGCAGTTAATGTTTTTGTAGCATCTGTAATAGATTCATAATCTGATAAAAGATTTGTTGCACCAGTAACTTTTAATGTACCAGAAGTAGATATATTACCACTTCCTGCATCTATATTACCACTAGAATCAATATCTAAATTTGTAGTTACAGCTCCTGTAGTAGAGTTTACTGTAATTTGTTCAAAACCACCCTCGGAACGGACTGGTCCTGAAAAAGTTGAATTTCCCATAATTTTCTCCTTTTAAAAAAATTAGTCCTATCGTCTTGGATTGTCTGCTAGGTCAGTCGATAGGCAAAGTTATATCCTAGATTATTTAAAATAATATTTATAATGTGTATGATCTGGACCACATATGTAATTAAAGTTTATTACCACCCTAGCTTTTGCATCGGTACAAGTAGTTCCTGAATGTAATAAGCCATTTGGAAAAATAACTAATCTATTCTTAATATTTTCTACTTGTATTAATTCATCTGTTTTAAAATATGTATACCCATTATTAGAATTTACAAAGTAAATAGCACTTAATATATTTGGATATGGAAAATCCATATGAAATCCATGCGTATAAACTTTTTCCACAGCAGGATATAAATTAGCTTTTATTCTTAAATAACTTCCTGCATTTAATTTTTCTCGTAATGGTTGAATAAGATTCCAGTTTTCTTGATTCGTAGCGATACCACAATTAGGATCAAAAAACTGATGAACAAACATATACTGATATTTTTTTGGAGTATCCTTTTCTTCACATATAGGATCAACTACAAAATCTCCAAAGTACCATGCAATCCTAGATAATTTATTTGTCTCAACACTGATCATAGAACTTTCTATAAAATCAGCTTGTGTTGGAAGTATTACATTATCTAATATAATTAACTTTTTAATACTTCCATGCATATTCAGATCTTTGATTCAATACATCTTTTTTTGCTGATCCAGTTGCTTCCTTTGCAGCAAAATCACCAAAAGTATCTCTACCGTTTGGAACATGATGTTTAGAACCAAATTTATTTTTTGCATTATTATCCTTTACATGGGTAGGATACCCTTTTGTAATTCCTTTTTCTGCATTAGGATAATGTACGCCACCATATTTAGGCATCCTAGTCTCCTTTCTTTTGTTTTGTATTTGTTAAAGATGTTAGTAATTCAGCACCTTTCAT